GTGACGCGCTGCAATACTTACTAGACGTAAGGGACGGCAAAATAAAACAAGGTCTAGGGCTTGAATGCTACCTAGACGAACATTTAAAATTCAAACCTAAGCAACTCAATATCATTTTAGGACATGACAACGTAGGTAAAACGTACTGGATAAATTGGTACTTTCTTACACTAGCTTTAAAGCATGACCTAACGTTTTGCATTTGGTCGGGTGAAAACCAAAAGGGGCAAATACTACGCGACATGGTGCAAATGTACCGCGGCAAACACTTTAATAAGCTGAGCCATTCCCAAATTGCGGGCGACGTTGCGTACTTAGAACAATACTTTACCTTTATTGACAATAAGAATTTGTACAAACCGCAAGAAATATTGGCGCTATTCGAGAAGAGTGGGTGCAAAGTGGGGCTTATTGACCCTTTCACGGGCCTAGACCGAGAAATGTCGTTTAGTGGGAACTACGAATTTATGAATACGGCACGCCAATTTGTCAATAGTACGGGCATGACAATTTACATAAACACGCACCCGAATACTGAAAGCGGTAGAAGTGGTAACTTATACACCGAAGGCGAACTTAAAGGACATCTTAAAGCCCCCTTAAAGGATGGAATCGAAGGCGGGAAGGCCTTTTTGAATCGCTGCGATGATATGCTAGTAATTCACAGATTGATTAAACACCCTGAGTATAAATTTAAAACTTGGGTAAACGTCGAAAAAGTCAAGGACATGGAGACAGGCGGTAAGCATACCGAAATTGATTACCCTGTAGTTTGCGACTTCAACAGCGGGTTAGGTTTTACAATTAACGGAATCGACCCCCTAAGAAAACACCGACCCAAAGACATACAAAAAACAATAACCGACGGGCTTATTTCTACAAGCCAAAAATTACGCAACTTAAACACTTTTTAAAATGGAACTGGATCTAAAGATTTTATGGGCTAAGAACACCCTTTGGGTAGTCCGCGAACGAATTAAAAACGTTAGGGAAAAACTCGAAAAGGACAAGCCCGACGCAAAGGACTACATTAACGGCGGTAAGGACAGCGAAGAACAATTGCTAAAAACCGAACTTGTCCTAATCGAAATGCAAAACGAAATAATAAGTTTGAACCGCGAACTTAACCAACTAGCTAGACGCAACGCGCAACTTCGCGTAGCTTACGACGAACTAAAAAACGAACTAAAATTTAAAGACATTGAACTATGAACCTAGAGAAATACGAAAAGCTGCGTAACCCACGAAAGACTAAAATAATAGGTCTCATTGAATTTTTAAAGGAAAACCCTAAGCCTATAAGCTCAATAAAAAAGCATTTAGATGTTAAAAGGCGCTCCGTGTTTTTATACATTGACACGCTGAAACAATTACAGGTAGGACTAAAACAAGACGAACTAAAAAAGTATTACATAGATGCCACGCTGTAAAAATTGTAAAGACAAGTTCGAACCGATACGCTTTAACCATAAATTCTGTTTAAAAGACGAATGTATAAAAGCTTTTGTAGAAGAAGTAAAGACGGCTCAATGGAAAAAGACTAAGGTAAAACTAAAGAACGACCTTAAAACGACCACAGACTGGCTCAAAGAAGCCCAAAAGGTGTTTAATACTTTCATTCGTCTTCGTGACTTTGGCAAGCCTTGCGTAAGTTGCAGCGGTTCTTTAGGCGAAAAGTACGACGCTGGGCATTATTTCAGCATGGGCGGACACAAAGCGGTTACATTCAATGAAGACAACGTACATGCGCAATGTGTAACGTGCAACAGATACAAACACGGGAACTTATTAGAATACCAAATAGGCATAGAAAGACGCATAGGCCCAGAACGTCTAATAGAGTTACACGAAAAAGCTCATGAGGTGCGCAAGTATACACCCGACGAACTGAAAGAAATTATAAAAAAATATAAAAAAAAGATTGCGGAATTAAAATAACCCCTATATTTGCATATAATAACTAAACAAAACAAGAACATGAAAAATTTATTTAAAGCGCTTGCGGCTTTTCAGCAAGAAGTACCAGTAATTCACAAAGGAACGCAAGGGTTTGGCTATTCTTACGCCGACTTACCCGCTATTTTCGACAAGATTAACCCGCTACTAAAAAAACACGGGCTAGGCTTTACACAAATGCTAGACACTAAAGAAGGTATCGACTACATTGTAACGCTTATTTTCCACGTAGACAGCGGCGAAAACCTAGAAAGCAAGGTAGCAATACCACACGTAACGCTTAAAGGTATGAATGACTTTCAAAGCTTTGGGTCGGGGGTTACATATTACCGCCGTTATGCCCTTAGTTCGTCTTTAGGACTTGTCACAGACAAAGACACGGACGCAAGCGGAGAACAAGTAAAGAAATTACCCGCTATTGACAACAAACGCTTTCAAGACGCGTGCAAAGCAATTGTAGACGGCAAAGTAACCAAAGAAAAGATAACGTCTAGCTTTACTTTAACCGAGTCACAAACCGAAATGCTTAACGCTTTATGAATACTTTTAAAGTTCGATGCTCGTCGATTGGCAAAATCATGACATCGCCGCGTTCTAAAAACGAACTACTAAGCCAAACGGCAAAGACCTACGTCGAAGAACAAGTATTGCTAGCAAAATACGGCATTCGTAAAACGTTTAGTTCACGCTACACGGACAAAGGCAACCTAGTCGAAGACGAAAGCATAAGAATTGCAAGCGAAGCCCTAGAACTAGGGTTCTTAATCAAAAACGACGAACACTTTAGCAATGATTGGCTAACGGGTACGCCAGACGTAAACACAGACACCATTCTACTAGACGTAAAAAGTTCTTGGGACGCAACGACATTCCCGTTCTTCGCTACTGAAATACCGAATAAGGACTACTGGTTTCAGCTTCAAGGGTACATGGAACTTGTCGGAAAAACCGACGCGTTGCTAGTCTACTGCCTAGTCAACACACCCGAAGACATGGTGCAAGACGAAATAAGACGCGCCCATTGGAACGCTAAGCTTTTAGAAGAAGACCAGGAACTAATCGAACAAGTCACAAAGCGCCACAACTTCGACCACATACCCGACAACCGCCGTGTGAAGTTCTTTGAGGTCGAACGTGACGACGAAGTAATAGAACAAATAAAAGAACGCGTCGAACTTTGCCGCGAGTATTACGAAACCCTTTACAATTTCCTATGAACCTATTAACTTATAAACTATGGGAAGTGTTTACAGAAAATGCGAGCCACGTAAGCAAAAAGGAAGGTACATTTATAATAGAAATAGACTTCATAAGGTCGGCTGGAAACCGAAACACAAAAAAAAATACATTGAATTAATGCAGTCAATGGACAAGCAAATAAAAGAACACATGAACCAGCAAATAGAAGACAAAATAGTCTTACGCGTTTTGGCGCGTTTTAACGAACGTAGTCAAGTCGGGATAAAGAAGTACAACACCACGCTAGAAAGAAGCGACCTAAGCACCTTAGAATGGCTTACACACGCACAGGAAGAAGCTATGGACTTTGTACTTTACTTAGAACGACTAAAAGACGAATACAAAACGAATCAAAAAGCCGCGTTAATTGAGTTAAGCAATATGGAGAAAAGCTGTGCTTGCTATGGTAGCAATGATATACACGAATGTCAATGCAAACAAGGATAAGGGGTAAAAATTGCCACATAACTAAACACGAAATGTAAAACAAATGCCGTAGACGTGCGGAACGTAGCCTGCCGAGTAAGTGTCGGTTCTCATCGTAGGGAGATAGAGTTAGCCTTCTTGAGCGAAAAAGGCACATAGTCAGGTGGCGGAATTGGTAGACGCTGAAAGTATCATAGACCTCATACCAAGCAAACAGAAACGTTTGACACCGAAACTTGGTGATACTAATGGGGCATGCAGGTTCGAATCCTTGCCCTGACAACAGACGGTGTCAACCCGGAAACATTGAAAGACAAAGTTGCTGACGGCTCGGAAAGACGAGCATATTTTTTAACTAAACAACAAGAACAATGAAAATAGAAATCACCCAATACGGCCACAAGTCGACCTATGAGTTCGAACACGAGGGTGTTGATTTGGAGGAGTTGCTCTTCTACATTGAGCGTGTCATCAGATTGACTGGATACGAATTTAAAGGACATTTAGAAATAGTAAACGAAGAACAATGAATAAGAAAACAAACCTAGAGGCCTATAAAGACCTTTTAACCGAAATGAACGAAAAGCCGCACTTTCGTTTTGATGAGCTAAGCCAAACGCGTTGGGACGTGTTCAACGTCTTAAAGACGAACGGCTATATTAAAAAAGTAGATAAAGCCCTTTACACTTGGGCAGCTAAGAAACCAACCCGCGCAACTGCCAAACGTGTGGCAATGCTAACAATTGAATACCGCAAGTCTTGGGCGTCTAGTCAAAAGGACAAAAAAGACGTAAAGGACATACAAACAAAGCTTAACTTTAAAACTCCTAAGCCAAAACCAATGGACAAACGACAAGACCGCGAACAATTAGCCGCAATCGGTACAATTATTTTAGTAACGGCCATAGCTTTAACTTTAGTAATCGCATTTATTAGTAACTTTTAAAACCAAAATAATGGAAAACAAAACAAATACGGGCGCAATTTTCAAGAACGACAAAAAAACAAGCGCAAACCAACCTGACTACAAAGGAAAGGTAAACGTTAACGGAAAAGAAATGGAGATAGCCCTTTGGGTTAAAACTTCTAGCGCTGGAAATAGTTATTTTAGTGCGTCTTTTTCCGAACCTTACGTAAAGACGGAAACGCCACAGACACAACCAGTAGTTGCAAACGACGACTTACCCTTTTAACTCATGATCATGTTTATTCAAGACGAAGCGCTTAGGCGTGGTATTAAAGACCTATTGAAAACACGAACCCGAAACCAAATAGTAACCGAAATAAAAGAAAAAACAGGTAAGTTTCACCATTTCCAAATAAATAATTTCTTGAATGGCAAAGACGTAAATTTGTCGACCCTCATTAAGTTAGACGAATACCTTTATAAACACCTACACTAACAACCAGCCCCCGTAAAAAGGGGCTTTTTTATTTAAAAAATGTCTTGTTTAATAATTAAGCTTATATTTGACTAGAATTTAACCAAATGGAAATACTACTTTATATTGCGCTCGCATGGTTTTTGACGAACTTTGAGCCACTCCAAGACCTACTAGACCGCATCTTTACAGAAATGCCGTTAAACCGCTTTACAATCTATTTACACGGGGCGTTTGGTTGTCCAAAGTGTATGGGGTTTTGGGTTACGTGGCTTGTTAGTGGTGAATTTCTTACCGCGTGCCTAGTTTCTTTATGTTCTTACGTTGTCGACTTATGCTTAGTGAAGCTCAATTACTAGAAATAAACGGAATACTAGCCTACTTAAACCCCGAAAGGCTTAGTAAAATGCACTTACGCAAGTTGCAAGCCATACGAAATAAGGTAACGGGCGAAAAGGATAATAGGTGTTTGTGCGCTGTACCCGACCGAATAAAATTTTACAATGAGTTCTTACAATGGTTTGAAGCGAACGCTTGACGCTTACGTGTCAGCAAACTACGAAGAAGTAAGGGCTTACGCTAATTACTTTCTAACTCGTTACGTCAACAGCAAAAAGCTGGCTTGCTCGATGCTGAACGCTGACACGTGTATAAACAACGCTTATTTGCACGTTTTGACCATTGACACCGAAAAGACGGACGAAAACAGCGTAAAAAGCTACCTACTTAATACCATAAAATACCAAATAATTTGGAACACGTCTTTAAGCCACAAACAAGACGACGTTAAAAGCCAAGTTCCCGACCTACTAGACGAACCAGATAACGACGACGTACTAGACAAGATCCAAATTGAAAACATTTACAACTTTCGTAAGTGGTGCATACAAAAATATCGAAGTGAAATTACCGACCCTGTGGAAAAACGAATAGCACAAGTGTATTTTGATGACAAGAAGCAAACAGCCGAAGCAATGGCCGACTTTTTTAACGTTAGCCGAACTTCGGCCCATTACATGATTAGAGACTTAAAACAGAAAATCCGTAAAATTCAATATTGTTATGAGCGCATTTAAATTACTTTACGCCGTCGCTACCCTTTCTTTCTTAGCTATGGGCGTGGCTTTAACTTACGAAGGCCAAACGGCCTATTTGCAAATCTTAGGCGTGGGTATTTGCGCCTATGTATTGGGGCGCTTCGACGAAGAACTACATAAAAACGAAACCAAATGAAAATTAAAGACGAATACAAAGGAAAAACAATTCTTATTTACGACTCAGTCCTAGGACAGCGTAAAATTGAAGTGGACAAAATAGACCCTAGGCGTTTTACTTATTACGTATCTATGGGCCTAGGTTACTTATTCGAAAAGCCTACCATTTCTTACACGGGAATTGACCACGAAACAGCGCAATCGGACGCAGTCGAAGAACCTAAGGCCGTAGAACCAACGGAAACACGCAAGAAACCAGCTACAAAAACACGTAAACGCAAAACAAATGTCACAACCAATTAAAGGCGAAACCCAAGTAGCATTTATTACTAGGTGCATGCAAGAACAAGACGGCGTTAAAAGCTACCCCGACAAGTTCGAACGCTACGAAGTATGCCAAAGGGTATGGGAAACACATAAACGCGAAGCCCTAAGCCTTTACAAGCGTTCTTTTAATGATAGTTACACGGACTACCCAAAACAAGCAACCGAAAACGCTAAAATAGCTCTAAGGTGGGCAGAAGAAAACGGCTGGGGTTCTTGCGGCACGGACGTAGGTAAACAAAGAGCCAACCAACTAGCAAAAGGCGAACCAATAAGCCGAGACACTATTGCAAGAATGGCAGCATTTGAAAGACACCGACAAAACTCACAAAAGGAACTAGGCGACGGATGCGGGCGTTTAATGTGGCTAGCATGGGGCGGCGACGAGGGCGTAGAATGGGCGCAACGTAAACTCGAACAATTAAACAAATGAAATACGCAGTCGTTGACATGGGTAAAAACATGGCCGCTTATTGTTCAGCAATACAAGACCAGCTAGAACGTGACGGGGTGCA